AGCGTGATCAGCTTCGCCTTGATCGTGGCGAGCGCGCCCGACACAGCGGTGCTTGCACTGCGCTTGGCGCTGATGGAACGCTGCAACAGCGGAGTCGTCGTTGCCGTTGCTGCTTTGCTGGATGCTGCGGCTTTGCGGATCGCTGCCGTTGCGGCGGTCGCAGCGGTCAGAGTGATGCTGAAGGCCGACGAGCCGCCGGCCAGGGGCACGTACCGGCGAGTGCGGCGCGGCGCCAGCATGCGCTCAGGCGCCCAGGCAGATGCCTCCGCATGGTTGAGGCTGCGCTGCCAGATCGTGACCCCGCCGAGAGCGCCCTCAAACGGGTCGCCCGGAGTGCCCAGCACGCTGCCAATGCGAAAGCCCGTTGGTGTGGCAACGGCGAATGCGGCATTATTCACGGCCGCCGCCTGCATCATTCCGTTGCGATAGAGAACGTAACCACTAGTCGTTGTCGCATAGCCCGCTGGCACGACAAGCACATACACATCAAGCAGTCCGCTTGTCTGCAGCCCCATCATGAATCTGGCTTGATGAGCAGCGCCCCCACCATCGCGCGGCCCGACCACAAACTGATAGGTGGTGTCGGCCGCCGCTTGATAGATCAAGAATGAGTTGGCAGAGTTGACGGGCGGCCGGACATCCAGCACTGTGCTGTATCCGGTCGGCGAAATAGGCTGCTGCACCCACGCGATGGTGAAAGGCAATGAGCCGTCAAACGCAGCCGGAGCAGCGAAGTCCGCATAGTTGGACGCGCCGAACAGCGGCAGCACGCCCGCGACGGTGATGGCGCTGGTAGCTAACCCGGTCTTGGTAGCCGCCCTACCGCTCACCAGGTCGCGCATTCCCCATGAGGGGTGCATCGGCGCGTGGAAGAGCAGGCCGTCGGCATACGGGCCATTGCGGTCCAGCGGCTGCGGCGCTTGGGGCTGGCGCCCCCACCGGCGGCGGTGTTGCTCGATCAGCAGGGACATAACAGATCAGGCCGGGCGCTGGCAACCCATGCGGGCACGCACGACGATGTTGCGCGTCGCGGCCTGCGCGCACAGTACTCCGACCTTGTACGCAGTGCAGCCGGTCAGGTCCACTGGCACGGTCTTGCGTGCGGGGTCTTCACCGGGTGCGTTCGCAGCGTAGGTGTCGAGCACCATGACAAATTCGCCATGCTCGTCGGTGTCGAAGTCGGCACCGGTGTCGCCCAGGATGTCGCCCGTGCTGCGCGCGATGTAGACGATGCAGGTGTCACCGCTGGCCGGCGTGCCCGCGTTGTCGGCGCTCACCTGTAGCTGATAGGCATCATCGAGCACGGTGAGCGACATCGCGTCCGACCATTGGATGGTGTTGGCGGCGACCGTCTTGCTGGCGGCCGCAGCCCAGGTGACCTGGGTCTCGACGATGGACGCGGCCATGGGATCAGCTCCGAATCAGCGACGCATCGCCGAAGCTGATGCTTCCGTAGAACGTCATCAGGCTGGGCGCCAGGGTGGTGCAGGCGCCTGTACTGAGCGCCTTCTCTGCGCGCGTGGCCGTGCGCTTGCCGGTGTTGATGACCTGTGCCCGCGTGGTGAGGCCGGCGAATGCATCGTTGATGCCTTGCCGAATGCTGGCCTGTCGGTAGTCGAGCGTGTTGACCAGGCGCAGCCATTCCCAAATGCGCGCCTTGCCAACGGTGAGCGTGTCCACCTCGGTCCACACCATCGCGGCATTGGCCTCGCTGATGGGCACGTCAGGGCGCCACACGATGCAACCTGCGGGGTCGGGTGCATTGAACCAGGCGGCCAGGGCAACGTCATCGGCGCTGGACATCAGCGCGGCCGCGGTTGGATCAGCGGTGGCCGCGGCTTTCAGCGTGGCGACCTGCTGCTCGGTGAGCGCAGCGGATGCGGCGGTCGCAAAAGCGGCCATGGCGACGACGGCAGCGAGGGCGAGGATGCGGCGGAAGGACTTTTGCATGGGGGGGCTCCGGTTGGTCAGTTGGGGGTCTCATCGCCCCAAGGCCCGCGCAGGGCGCGCGAGACTTCATCGGCGGTGATGGTGTCGGGCTCTTCGGCCAGCGCGCGCAGCTTGGCAACTGCAGGGGCCAGCTCGGGCACGCCGCCGGCGATCAGGCCGAGCATGTCGCGGGTGGTGGTCGACCCCAGATCGAGGCCATCGCCGCGCAGCCAGGTGTAGCCGCATTGCATGGTGTCGAAGTAGGCCCACTGCGCGGCCTCGGGCACCTTCACGGCGCCCAGCACTGCGCCCAGCCACGGCGGCATGGTCACTGCTGCCGACAGATCGCGCAAAGTCTTGATCAGCAGCGCACCTTCAATGATGGGCAGCGCTGCGCGCACACCGCGCTCGCTGATCATGTGCGGGCGCAGGCGCGGCGGGCGCTTGCCGTTGCGGATCGCAGCGATGGCACGATCACGCTCGATCGCATCGGTCTTCGCGTCGTCAGCCGTGACGATGAATGGCTTGCACTCTTCATCGGCCATGATCTCGGCCTGCAGGGCCCGCAGCTTTTGCGGTGTCACGCGAACACCTTCTTCATGGTCAGCTGCAGACTGTCGCCGATGGCCAGGTTCACCACCGCGAACGTCGCGCTGATGTCCATCTGGCCGGCCGTGCTGGCGTCGAAGGTGCCAGCCTCGTCCACTGCGCGGGGGGCCGTGGCGGTGATCGTGCCAACCGTCTGATACGTGTCGTTGGTGGTCGTGGTCGTCACGTTGGATGAAGTGCCCGCGACGCGCGACTCGACTGCCGTGGACAGGGCGGTGTCGCCCACGACTGCAGTGCGCGCAGCGCCGGTGGCGCCCGTGCCGATGCCGATGTAGTTGGGCTCAGCCTGGGAGGGCGTGGCGCCAAGGTGGCGCTTGGCCGCAATGGCCTTGCCGATGGTGGTGACGACGGTGCCGATGCCGAATGCCATGTGTGGCTCCTGTTACGAGATGCGCGCCAGCAGGCGGCGAATGCGCCACGCGAGGCGCTTGAAGGGATTGCGGTGCCAGTAGGCGATGGTCCCGAGGTCATCGACCCGGCCATCGGCGCGGATCACCTTGGCCTCGACGGTGACCTGGCCGACGCCAGTGGTGGCGGTGTGGATGCTCATGGCGTGGTGGCCGGCGCAGTGCCGGGCGGTGCGGTTGGCGGTTGCTGCTGCGCTTGGGGTTGCTGCTGCGCGTACTCATTGAGTGCGGCCTGCAGTTCGGCCTTTGTGTCGTCGTCTGATGCGTCGAACTCGGCCATGACGATCGTCTCGCGCTTGGCCTGCAGCACCGCATCGGGCATGCCAGTCGACTGGAACAGCGCCAGGATGTCGAGCTCGACCGCGGTGTCGATCAAGTTGAAGTCGCTGGGCCACTCGACCTGAACTTTGTTCGGCAGGTCGAGCCCCTGGTGGAACAGGGCCCACATGCGCTGCTCCAGGCCCTGCATCTGCGTGGCGAAGCTGGCGAGGTCGGCATTCAGGCGCTCGAAGCGCATGCGCCGCGCGATGCCGCTCTCTGTCGTTGAGCCGGCATCTGCGGTGGATTCCTCCATCGACACGCGCTTGATCGCTGCCTGCTTGTCGCTGATCACGTCGCGGTGCACCTGGGCCTGCGCGGCATCCGGCGCGATGAAGTCGGGGCGCTCGCCGGGGTAGATCAGCATGTTGTGCGCGCCGAGCACAACGGCCATTTTGTTCGCGTCGAAGCTGGCCGCTTGCTCAGCGGTCACCTGCATCGTTGGGATGCTGAAGGTCTGCGCGTTGAGCAACTCGTCGAGCTTGCTCGCCGCGTTGTAGATCGAGCAGCTCATGTCCGCGATCTGCGCGAAGCGGCCCACGACGGGGAACATGCCGCCGCTCTCGGTCACTGCCAGCAACGGGCACTGCCTGAAAGGGTGCTCGCCTTCGGCAATCACCCTGTCGCCGAGCTTCACCCGCCATTCCTCTGCATTCCACGTGCGCAGGCAGTGCTCTGGCTTGCCATCCACTTCCTCGACGCACTTGATCGTCACGGATGTGAACAGGCCACTTTCATCGTCGACGCTGTACGACTCGATCAACTCGGGCTCGATCGCGCGCAGAAACGGCACCTTGCGCCGCTCGATCTGGTCTGCGAGCGACTTTGGCGCGTCGGCGCCATCGCTGGGCATGTCCAGCAACAGCAGCATGGAGCCGCGGCCCTTCAGCTGCCAGGCGAGCGCGAAGAAGAACGCGTCGAGCTTGGTCCCGCGCATGTCCGCGTTCTCGATCAGCAGCTTGACGAGCGGCGCCTCGACGTTGCCGCGCATTGGGCGGCGGCGCGACAGGAACGCGAGGTAGCGGTCGCAGGCATCTGCGAGGTGGTTCTCGTAGACGGCGAGCGCGCAGCGTGCGGCGTAGTTCTCGACGCCCTCGCGCTTGTGTGGCACCAGGTGGCAAGGGTCCGTCAGCTTCGGCACGCGCCGGATAGCAGTTAGCTGCTGGCCGTCCTGCGTGGTGGTCGAGAGGACCTCCTTCTCCCACGTCACCTGCGGCTTAAAGCCGCCTTCGCCATTGAGGGCCTCGGCCAAGAAGCCAAAGCGTTTGAGGGCGGCCTGAGTGGTCATGGCCGCGATGGTGGTGGCGCTTTGCGTCAGCCTATGGCGCGCTTTGTCGCGCCAACGGGACAGCATGCGCCCCAAGGTTGCGCGGGATGCAAAACCGATGCCCGCTGGCGCGATGCCAGCAAGGTGCAAACCCAAGGAAATCACCCCAAATGGATCTGTCCAAATTCAAAGGCAAGACGCTCGACGACGCGATGTTGTCGGAGCTGACTGCTGCACTTGCCTCTCACGACGAAGCCAAGGATTCAGAGATCGCTTCCGAGCGCGAAAAGCGCAAGAAAGCGGAGCACGAATCCATCACCGGCCGCAAGTCGAAGGATGCGCGCATCGAGCGAATGGCCGAGATGCTTGGTATTGAGCCGGATGCGGACCTGGACAAGATCGACGTGAAGGGCATGGCCGACGCCGCCAAGCAGGTCGAGCAGCAGCTCAAGCGGGTGACCCGCGAGCGCGACGAGGCCGTGGCAGCGAAGGCAGAACTCGACGGCAAGTACAGCGCCGAGCGCCGTGACCGCGCCATTGCGGAAGCGGTTGGCAAGCACCCCTTCATTGATGCCGAGGACGCGCGTGCGCTGATCTCGGGCCGCATTGCGCAGGAAGGCGACGAACTGCGCTTCAAGGGTCCGGACGGCAAGTCGCTGTCGATCGACGACGGTGTGGCCTGGATGGCCAAGACCAAGCCGCACCTGGTGCGGCCGGCCGGAGAAGGCAGCCAGGGCAGTGGCTACAAGGGCTCCAGCGGGGGCAAGACCGCAGGCCCGAATCCTTGGGACAAGAAGACTTTCAACATCACCCAGCAAATCGCGCTGAAGGCCGAAAACCCGGCACTTGCCGCACAGCTGCAAAGCGCAGCGCAGGCAGCGCAACCCGCATAAACCACAGGACCCGAAATGGCCAAGACCCTCATATCTGACATCCTCAAGCCCGACGTTTGGGCCGAGTACGGCGTCGCGCGCACCGCTGAACTCTCCGCGTTGTGGCAGGCGGGCATCGTGGCCAACGTGCCCGACATCGTGCTGCCCAACGGCGGCGGCACGGTGAACATGCCATTCTTCAACGACCTGACAGGCGACGTCGAGAACCTCTCCGACAGCGCCGCGCTGACCGTTGGCAACATCGGCGCCGCGAAGGACATCGCCGCTGTGATCGGCCGTGGCCGCGCGTGGGCGGTCAATGACCTGGCCGGCGTGATGTCGGGCGCTGACCCGTTCGGCGCGGTGATCACGCTGGTGGCCACCTACTGGGCTCGTCAGTACCAGAAGGAGCTGATCGGCATCCTGGGCGGCGCGATGGGCGCAGCGAGCATGACCGGCAACGTGCACGACGTGTCTGCCGGTGCGTCTGAAGACCTGCGCTGCTTCAATGGCACCAACTTCATCGACGCGGTGGCGAAGCTGGGCGACGCTGGCGGCCAACTGGCAGCGATCGGCATGCACTCGGCCACGCAGGCCTACCTCGCCAAGAAGAACCTGATCACGTTCGTCAAGGCATCGGACGGCACGACCGACATCCCCACCTACATGGGTCGCCGCGTGATCGTCGACGACAGCATGCCCGTCGCCACCGGCACGTACACCTCATACTTGTTCGGCTACGGCGCCTTGGGCTTCTCCGAGTCCGTGATCGGCCCGAATGACCTGGAAACCGACCGCGACATCCTGGCCGGCGACACCGTGGCGACGATGCGTAAGCGCTTCTTGCTGCACCCGCGCGGCATCAAGTGGTCGGGCACTCCGGCGGCGGCCTTCCCGTCGCGCGCCGAACTTGCGACGGTGGGCAACTGGACCCGGGTCTACGAGAACAAGCAGATCCGCATCGTGGCGTTCAAGCACAAGAACGCCTGATCGCCATGGGACTGACAGCATTCAACCGAGCGCGCCGCGAGTCCGCACAGCCGGCGGATGCTGACACTGCCGCCGAGGGGCAACCCTCGGCCGGTGATGTCAGCGCCGTCCCGCCGTTCCCCGAGCTGCCCGAAATCCCCGAGCAGCCCGCCGCTCCGGCCGAAGCACCGGCCCCAGCCCCGGCGCCTGCTGAGCCGCCCGCCGCGCCGGCCACCGCGCCCAAGACCAAGGGGAAGGCCGCATGAACGACGCCGATGAACTGCCGGCCGTTGATGACGGCCCGACCCCCGAGAACACCCCACTGCCTGGCGGCGGCGCCTGGACCTGGGACAACGACACCAAGGCGTGGGTAACCACCGCGCCGCAGCCGGAGTAATTCCATGGCAAACCGCATCGTCCGAAATACGGCCATCCTGGCCAAGATTGAAACCACCTACGGCGTCGACGCTGTGCCCACCGGCGCAGCCAATGCCATGCTGGTATCGGGCCTGTCCATCAACCCAATCAACGCGCAAAACGTCGACCGTGATGTGATCCGCCCGTACCTGGGCGCCAGCGAGCAGCTGCTCGGCACGCGCTACGTCGAAATGTCCTTCACGGTCGAGCTGGCCGGCGCGGGCACCGTGGCCACGGCCCCGGCATGGGGCGCACTGATGCGCGCCTGCGGCATGGCCGAGGTCATCACCGCCACCTTCCGCGTCGACTACGTGCCCATCAGCACCGCCTTCGAGTCGGTCAGCATCTACTGGTATGACGACGGCCTGCTGCACAAAGCCACCGGCGTGCGCGGCACCGTCACCCTCAGCCTCAAGGCCGGCGGCCGCCCCGAGATGGCCTTCAAGTTCACCGGCATCTACAGCACGCCAACTGCCGCGGCCAATCCTTCGGTGACGCTGACCGCATTCAAAGTCCCGCAGGTGGTGGTGGATGCCAACAGCGGCGACGTCATCTTCGGTGGCACACACGTCACCACCACCGCGCCGGCCATCACTGGCGGCACGGCCTACCCGTCGCAGGGCCTGGAGCTTGACCTGGGCAACAGCATCAACTTCACGCCGCTGCTGGGCGGCGAGACCGTGGACCTGACGCAGCGCTCGGTGAGCGGCAAGGTCACGCTCGACCTGACCGCTGCGCAAGAAGCCACCTTCATGCAGGCCGTCGAGCTGGGCACGCTGCAGACCGTGGGCCTGATGCACGGCACCGTGCCCAACGTCACCAAGGCCGGCATCTGGCTGCCTGCGGTGCAGTTGATCAACCCGCAGAAGACCGACGTCAACGGAAAGCGCCTGGTCAGCTTCGACATGCGCTGCACCCCCGTAGCTGGAAACGACGAAATTCGCGTCATCACCAGCTTCTGACATCCGCCGAGACCCGCTCCCCATGGCATTCAAACTCACCGTTTCCGACACCGTTACCGTGCCCGTCAAGGGCAGCATCGCCAATGCCGCTGGCGTGTTCCAGCCCTTCAGCTTCGAACTGATCTGCGACCGCCTGCCGGCAGACGAATTGCACAAGGCTGCAACCGATGGCACGGTGGGCGAGGTCATGAATCGCGTGGTCAAGGGCTGGAACCACGTCACCCAGGACGATGGTGCGCCAGTGCCTTTCTCGCCCGAGAACCTGGCTGCGGCGTTCAACGTGGTCGGCATCGTCGGCCTTGCATTCGCAGCCTACCTCGAAGCGTGCGGCGCCAAGGGGAAGGAAAAAAACTGAGGGAAGCCGCGCGTCTGATGGCGCGCGGCGAACTCACTGCGGGGGATGAAGATGGCGGCGAGTCGTCGCACGTTGATGCAGCTCTCGCAGCCTTCGGCCTGGTGCTTGAAGGCAGCATTCCAGTTGCCCCCGAGTTCCATCTGCTGCCGGACAACGTGCCGGCCTTCGACCTGTTCCAACAGGTGCAGACGCAGTGGCGGATCGGCTTTGCCGGCCCCACGGGCCTTGATTACGCCGGCGTGCGTGCTTCGCCGGCATTCCGCCGGATCCGCCGCAGGCTTCGTGAGCGAACGCTCGACGAGATCTGCACCATGGAACGCGCATGGCTCGATGCTGCAGCCGAGGTGCGGGCCGAGAACGAACAACGCACGCCCAAGGGCTGACCTGACACCATGAGCAGCACCGAGCAAGTCGTTGGATTCAAGCTGCGGCTCGACGGTGACAAGGCCGTTGTCGCCGGGCTGGATGGCATCGGCAAGTCCTTTGCGGTCAGCGCCGATCAAGCCCTGAAGTTGGAGAAGGCCACCGCATCAGTTGCGGTCGCGCAGGCCAAGGTCGATCAGGCAATCGGACGCTCGGCGGCCGCGCAGGCCGCCTACAACGCGGCGGTGAAGGAAGGCCGCGCCAGTCAAGACGACATCACCCGACTCTCTCAGGCATCTGCCCGCGCCATGGCCGATCAAGCCGCTGCGCTGGTGTCGCTGAAGGACAAGGCATCGGGGCTGAAGGCGCTGGAAGCGGCGCACGCCGGCGTGGCCGCGCAGACGAAGCTGACCGGGAACCAAACGGCGCAACTGAGCGCACAGTTGCAGGATCTGTTTGTGCAGATTCAGGCCGGCGGCTCGCCGATGACAGCGTTGATTCAGCAGGGCTCGCAGTTGTCGGCCGTGTTCGGCGGCTTCCGGCCAGCCCTTGCCGCAGTGGCGACCATCCTGACGCCGACCACACTGTTGCTCGGTGGTGTGGCGGCCGCTGCGGCCGCTGTTGGTGCTGGGTGGGCACTTGGCGCAGCCGAGAGCACGGCCTTCCGACAGTCCCTGGTGCTCACCAACAACGCGGCCGGCGTGACGGCTGGCGGCGTGTCGGCTATGGCCAAGACCATTGCCACCGAAACACAGACCAGCATCGGCACCGCGCGTGATGTGTTGCAGACGCTGATCTCAAGCGGCCGCGTCGGCGCTGAGGCCCTGCAGGCCACCGGCACGGCAGCAGCAGCCATGGCCAAGGCCACCGGCCAGGGCGGCGCCGATGTAGCGCAGCAGTTCGCCGCGATGGCGGGCGACGTGACCGGCAGCGCGCGCAAGCTGATGGATCAGTACCACATGCTCACGGCGGCCGAGTTCGAGCACATCAAGATGCTCGACGAGCAAGGCCAGCATCAGCGGGCCATGGCCGAGCTGATGGGCAAGCTGGGCAACCAGGTCAAGGGCGCTGCTGATCAGCTCGGATCGCTTGAGCGCGGATGGGCGGCCGTGAAGTCGGCGGCCAGCAGCGCGTGGGATTCGATGCTCGGCATTGGCCGCGACCAGTCGCTGCAGGACAAGATCGCCGCCAAGGTGGCCGAGATCGAGCGGGCCAAGGCGGGCATCGGCGGGCTGAAGTTCAATGCGCCCAATGCCGAGGCAGACCTCGCCGCGCTCCAAGCGCAGGCCAAGGCCGAGCAGGACAAGGCCAAGGCCGCGGCCGATGCAGCACGTTCGGCCTCAGCCACCCGCGACTGGAATGACCAGACCGAGAAGTCGCTCGACCATCAGGCGGCATGGGCCAAGCAGATTGCCATCATCAAGGGTCAGGCAGCAGCAGCAGGCATGTCGGCTGATGACCCCAAGGTGCTCGCGCAGATAAATGCCGAGTATCAGAAGAGCGCGGCCTTCGCAGACACGCAGGCAACCGCCATGGCGCGCGTGGGTGCTGCATCGGCCATCGCTGCCGCGCGCACCAGCGCCACGCTGCAGGCCCTGCAGCAGCAGTTCGAGAGCGGCCAACTGCGGCTGATCGAGTACACCCAGCAGTCGGGCGATGCCACTGTCGCAGGCCTGCAGGCGGAGGCCAGGGCCATCGGGGCATCCATCAGCGCTGCGAAGAAGAAGCGCGACAACCTGGCCGAAGTGCTGTCCCTCGAAGGCCAGCTCGCGGCCAAGCGCATCGAGATCGCCACGGCAGTCGGCAAGGTCGAATTCGACGTCGCTCAGGCGTCTGCAAAGGCCCTCAAGGATCGGGCGGCGGCGATGGTGTCGGCTTACGACTCCACCTATGCCGAGGCCAGCAAAGCCACCGTTGCCGCCGGCGACCAGGTGCGCGCGCTTGAGGCCGAGGCGCTGGCCGCCGCAATGTCCCGCTCCGGCTACATGAGCATAGCCGAGGCCGTCGAGCGCGTGACCATCGCCCAGCTCAACCAGAAGATCGCCGCCGAACAAGCCCGCGTCGCGGCGGGCGGCGACAACGCGGTTCTCGGGGCCTTGCAGAAAGAGCTTGAATATCGCGAGCGCATCGCGCAGCTCATCGGCAACAAGGATGCCGCCGCACGCGATGCCAAGGCACTGGAAGAGGCCAAAAAGACGCTCGACGCCTTCTTCGCGCCCGACCGCGCCAAGACCTTTGCCGAGGTGATCGGCGAGGCCTTCAACAAGGCCGGCGGCGCAGTGGGCAAGATGGGCCAGGCCCTGCAGACCTACGGCGCGCAGATGGCCAACATCCAGAAGGCCCAGGCCGCCGCATCGCAGCTCGACAACCCGGTGCAAAAGTGGATCGCTGAGCAAGAGATCGCCAAGAAGTCGGCCAGCACGCAGATCGGCCTGTATGCCGACATGGCCGGCGCTGCGAAGGGCTTCTTTGCTGAAGGCTCGCGCGGCTACAAAACATTGCAGGCGGCCGAGATGGCCTTCCGCGCGTACCAGTTGGCCAGCGACCTTGTGGCGGGCGCCAGCGCTGCCGCAGTGGCCATCGCCACGCAGGCCAAGGGCGACCCCTACACCGCCTGGGCCCGCATGGCCGCCATGGCCGCCGCAATGGCGGCGCTGGGCTTCGCGGTGTCGGGGGGCTTCAATTCCAGCAGCAATGTGCCCAGCGCGGCAGACCGCCAAGCAAAGACCGGCACCGGCACCGTGTTCGGCGACTCCAAAGCGAAGTCCGACTCGATTGCTAAGAGTATCGAGGCGCTCTCTTCCACGGCCAAGATTGAGCTGACGGTGCAGTCCGGGATGCTGGCCAGCCTGCGCAACATCGAATCCAGCACGGCGGGCCTGGGCAACCTGGTGTTGCAGGCCAATGGCCTGACCACCGGCAAGAACCTCGGCATTCAAACCGGCAAGCTCTCCACGAATGTCGGCGATCCGATCCTGAAGGCGCTGGGCCTGGACGACTTCGTGCGCAACCTGCCGGTGATCGGCGGCGTGGTCGCGAAGTTGCAGAGCCTGTGGGGTGGCGTGTCGCAGTCGATCAGCGACGCCGGCTTGTCCATCAACGGCAAGGTGTCCGACCTGGCGGGCGGCAGCGGTGTACAGCAGTACGCCGACGTGTCCACCACCAAGAAGTCATTCTTCGGCCTGGTGAAGAACACCAGCAACGCTACGCAATTCGCCAGCATGGGCGACGACATGGCCCGCCAGTTCGGCATGGTCTTCACCGGCATCGGCGACACCCTCAAGGCCGCTGCCGTGGCGCTGGGCCGCGACGGGCAAACCGTAGGCCAGGCGGTGTCCGACTTCGTTGTCGACATCCCGCGCCTGAGCCTCAAAGACTTGAAGGGCGCCGATCTGCAGGCCGCCATCGGCAATGCCATCAGCGGCGCGTCGGATGGCATCGCCAAGGCCGCCATCGCGGGGCTCGATGGTTTCCAACAGGTGGGCGAGGGCTACTTCCAAACCCTGGTGCGCGTGGCCTCTGGCGTCGAGTCGGCGCGCGTTGCGCTCGATGCCGTCGGCGTGGCCACCGTGGGCTACACGGCCGTGATCAACAAGCAAGGCGATGTGGCCACCGAGATCGTGCGCCAAAGCATCGCCGCGGCCGAGTCCGCAGGCGGCGTGCTGTCCAGCGTGGGCCAGATGATCGACCAGTTCAACGGCAGCGCGGCCGATCTGGTCACCACCTATACCGCGCTGCGCGACGTGCGCGTCACGCTGGTCGCCATGGGCGTGCAGGCGTCTGCACTCACCACGGCCATGATTCAGGGCGCAGGCGGGCTGGATGCCCTGAAGACCAGCGTCAGCAGCTACCTGTCGGAGTTCTACACCGATGCGGAGCGCTTCAACATCGGCGTGCAGCAGATCGGCGCCGAGCTGGGCCGCTTGGGCATCACCACCGTTCCTGCATCGAGGGCTGCCTTCCGCGCGCTGGTCGAGGCGCAAGACCTCACCACCGCCGCTGGCCAGCGCACCTATGGTGCGTTGGTGGCGCTCTCCGGAGCGTTCACTGACGTTTTTGCGGAATCTCGGTCGGCCGCCGACATCATGGCCGAACGGGCCGGCCTTGAAACCAAACTGGCGCAGATGCTGGGGAAAACGGCAGACCTGCGTGAGCGCGAACGCGCTGCGCTGGACCCAAGCAATCGGGCGCTGTACGACCAGATCAATGCGTTGCAAGACCAGAAGGATGCGGCCACCGCTGCGGCGAACGCGCTAGCTTCGACGAATGCAGCGCTGGCCTCTTTGACCGACCAACTCAAGTCCGTAGCTTCGGCCGCGCTGGCGGGTGTAGACGCCGCAGTGTCGGCCCAGAAGGATGCGCTGACCAGCGCATACCAAGCTGACGTTGCCAAAGTTGACGCGGCCATCGCCGCGGCGAAGGCGCAGTTCAAGGCCACGATGGCTGAGATCGACGCGCAGCGCGCCGCCGCGAAAGCGATCTATGACGCCCAGGTGTCGGCGATCAACTCGGCGCGCGCCGCGCTTGACGCGCAAGCGGAGTCGCAGACAAAGGCCTACACGGACGCGACCAAGGCCGTCGATGCCGAGCGCAAAGCGGCGCAGGCGGCCTACAAATCGGCGGCCGATCAGATGTCGGCTGTGATCAAGGCGGCCGGAGCGACGGTTGACCGCCTGCGTGGCCTGAATGATTCGTTGCGGGCAACGCTGGCCTCGCTGCACCCCATCGGCAGCGAGGCCGCAGACCGAGCGCGCGGTCAGGCACAGATTGCGAGCGCCCTGGCCGTGGCAAAGGCGTCTGGCGTGCTGCCTGACGCCGACGCACTGAAGACCGCCCTGGAGGCGGTGTCGAAGCCCAGCGAAGACCTATTTGGGAGCTTCGAGGACTACCTGCGCGACTTCTACCGAACGAGCCTTGACATTCGCGACTTGAGCGACATCGCTGGCACGCAGCTGGACGGAGCGCAGACGCAGCTCGACGCTACGCTGGCCATGCGCGACGCGCTGGACGCCGCCAACGACGCGACCATGACGCGGCTTGACGGCATCCGGGATGCTCTGGACGCCGCAAATGATCTTGCTCGCGACCAGATTGCAGCCGCGCGTGATCGACTTGACGGGCAGCTCGCTGGCGCAAGAACAACTTACGACACAACGCTGGTCGGCTTGGACAGCGCAGCTAAAGCAGCGCAGGCCGTGCTTGACGGCGCGCTGGCGCAGGGCGAGGCACAAAAGAGCGCGCTAAAAGACGCTTACGAAGCGCAATTGGCAGTGCTCACCGACATCTTGGCAACCGCCAAGGCGCAGTTGGCCGCCGCGCTGGGCATCGATGCTTCGGTCAAGAGCGTAGCGCAAGCCCTGGCCGACTTTGCCAATACGCTGGGGCCGCTGGCGGCGTTGACCGGCGGCAAGGCTCCTGACGCAGCGACCAGCGGCAAGGCTCCTGACGCAGCGACCAGCCAAACGAATCAGTGGGTGACCAACGGAGCCGTCTCGACGTACTCAGACACGGCCGGGGCGGTTGCTGTGAAAGCGGCCGGGCAAGACAACGCATCGGCGGCAATCAAGGGCGTCAACGGGGCGGTGACGACGATCTCTGAAGCCGCAGACTTCATCAAATCGAACACTGTTGCAGGAAATGCCGCCGTCGTGGCAGAAAAGGCGGCCGAGTTCGGCATCAGCACACCGAACATCGACGCTCTTGCTGGCTACACGCCCGGCACGTTTGCTGCGCTGTCGGGGGTGCAAGGGGCAACCATTGCCGGGTTCTCCGTCGATGACATCCGCGCATTCGTCGCGGCCAACGCGAACGACCCCTTGGCGATCTACAGACGCGCTGTGGATGTCGGGATCACTTCCGCAACGCTTGATGCGGCCATGGGGTGGACGTCCGGGAAGTCTCTTGCATGGGCCTTGGCAAACAATCTGCCAGCCTTTGCCGCGGGCGGTGATCATTCCGGCGGCCTGGCCATCGTGGGCGAGGCTGGCCCCGAGCTGATCCATACCGGCCCGGCGCGCATCTACAACAACGCGGACACGCTCGCGATGCTCAACGACCCGCAGCGGCGCGACATGGCGCTCGTGACGGAGATCCAACGGCTCCGCCAGGAGGTGTCGGACATGCGGGCAGAGGCGAACGCCCAGCAGCAGCAGATCGCGGTCAACACCGGGCGCACTGCGCGCGTGATGGTCGATCGATGGGACGTTGACGGCATGCCGTCGACCAGGACGACGACATGAAGGTGCTGAACCCGATTGCCATCACCGACGCCACGCTGATCTCGCACAGCGTGCCCGAGACGGACTACACCGCGTGGTCGGGTGCGACTGCCTACGTGGTGGG